ATGATGAGAAAAAGTATTCTGGCGTTTCTGTTACTCACCAGTTCTGCAGCTGCGCTGGCGGCACCGCAGGTGATTACCGTCAGCCGTTTTGAAGTGGGTAAAGACAAATGGGCGTTTAATCGCGAAGAGGTGATGCTGACTTGCCGACCGGGTAATGCTTTGTATGTCATTAACCCAAGTACCCTCGTGCAGTATCCTTTAAACGATATCGCACAAAAGGAAGTTGCCAGTGGGAAGACTAAAGCCCAACCCATTTCGGTGATTCAGATTGATGATCCTAACAATCCCGGCGAAAAAATGAGTCTGGCACCGTTTATAGAGCGAGCTGAAAAACTCTGTTAATTACCTAAAATAGCCTTTTGATTTCCAATAAAAAACCGCCTCAGTTCTTTCACCAGAACGGGCGGTTTTTAACATTTAAGCTGATGACCACCACGCTTTTTATTGACCATTTTGCACGCAAACTGGAAAACCTGGCGTCGTCATCTATTCTTAAAGAGCAAGGCAACTAAGCCTGCATTAATGCCAACTTTTAGCGCACGGCTCTCTCCCAAGAGCCATTTCCCTGGACCGAATACAGGAATCGTATTCGGTCTTTTTTTAATTGTATTTAAAATCAATCAGTTGCAAACGTCTCCCCCGAAATTCCCCGAAATTTACTCGAATTTCTGTATTCCGGTCTTTTTTGGTTATATCACAACCAAAATGCATTTAACAATCCATTTACGTTAAAATCAGAGCAGTAAGTACGTTTTTTCTCTCTCATCAAGATACATTTTTGTTGTCTTCTCCGATGTGTGGCCAAGTAGACGCTGAGCAAATTCTTCTCCACATGTTTCTTTGTACAATCGTCCAGCCAGACTTCTGATCTCGTGAAAAGTTGGTGGGTTTTCACTGAACTGGATACCTGTTAATTTTCTGGCTGCGACAAATTTTTTTGTCAGGCCATCCGGGTGAATGCTGCCGTCAGGGCTGTTTTTTCTAATCCCGGCACTGATTAGATAATCTCCCCGGCTTACCAGGCGGCAGCGTTCAACTACTGTACCAAGCCGTAGACCAGCGACAGGAAGTCTGAGTGACAGGGGGATAGCAATCATCATTCCTGTCTTAATTTGCCTGATGTGGAGACGATCATCATAAATATCACTGAACCGCATATTCGTTATGTCTTCGCGACGTTGTCCTGTTACAAGGGCTAAATCCATAGCTAATGGGAACCATGCCGGAAGTTGATCTGCTGCCTCCCTGATGCAGTTGTATGTCTTTAGTTTCAGTCGTTCTCTTGTAACTACTATTTTCGGTGCTCTTGTTGGCGTTACTGGATTTTGAGATATACGTCCTTCAACAATGGCCTCGCGGAACATATCAGATAACACAGAACGCATTGATCCTGCCATCGTGTTTTTCCCTCCTTCAATCCACAAATCAAGAAACTCAGCAATATGGCGAGTGGTTATTTCTGTCAGTAAAATCCCTCCCAATTTTTCTTTTATTGTCTCCAGTTGATTTACCCGAATTTTATAAGTATTTCTGGACACTTTTCTCCTTATAAGAATCGTTTTGTAACGTTCAATCCAGTCTGCCATAGTAAATGAGTCGAACCCTTTCAGCTTTTCAATTAAGGCAGCAGGAGAGTAGTTTTTGTATATATAATGATTTGCTTCAATTGCCTGCGCTACTGCATCTCTTCTTGAAATTTTACCTAGTGTAAATTCTTCTTTCGTGAGAGGGTTGCGCCAGTAATATGCTTTGTCTCTCCTTCGATATGTTAAGTTTCTAGGCAAATTGGGATCGTATTTTTTCCGCTGCATGTTTTAACTTCTCCATTAACGGACTGTCTCTCCCTTGTCGCCCATTAGGCTGGTGGTGTGTTATATCGGTATCAACCTTATTTGGGTTGATATAGAAAGCCTCCGGAACCACCCTGTAACTCCTCCCGTGTAGTTCAGGTGCAGGATAAATGTTTCCATTCCTTGCCCATCGTCTCAGTGTTGATATTGATGGTGGGTTATCCGGATATCTGAGTCTTCCCCAAGTTTTGAGTGTCACAAGATTCATTGCCATACCTCTTACGATATGACCGCCAGTAAATATACAGAATACTGGCGGGTGTGGTTGATTTTTAATAATCAGCTATGAAGTTCTAATTTGGATATGATGTAACTCACGATGACAGAAGTTTCTCGCAATTAAAATTTATCAGTTTTACTTTCTGCTCTCTGGAAACGCCTGCTTCTTTTTTCCCTGAGAGCATTTTTTCGCATTCTGATTTCGTTAGTTTAGATTTTGAATATCTTGTCCAGTTAGTAGGAGTGCCACCTTCCTTTTCAATTGTAGCAGTAATTTTATACATGAACGCCTCCATTAATATTTTCAGTGGTTCGTTTATTCCATCTTTCGAGCGCTTCTTTTTCACTTCCACCATAGCCAGTTCGGGATTCGCATCCGTTGCATTTTGCCCGGTAATATCCTGAAATTGCTTTCACCGTAACAGATGGACAACCACAAAACGGACATGGTTTAACATCGTCATATCTCATAATTTTTGTCATAAAAACTGTCTCACGTTGGCGGTGCATTACACCGCCAGGCTGAATTATTCTTCTGAATTATCGATTACACTGTATTCCCCGGTTAATACAGAGGAGTCCGCCGGATCGATTGTCAGTGGTTCCTTTTCATCCATTGATACTGCACGCTGGATTTCAATTGAGACAGGCAGGTATTTAAACAGGCGACGAATAGCCGTTTTTTTTGCCATTTCTTCCCAGTGAGTTACCCACGGCCCGTTATTACCAGCCTTACTCTGGCTGCGCACCAGCTCAATCTGTTTGCGCGTCATAACTTCAAACTGAGTCCCTCCGTCTTTCAGTCTTGCGACAGCATAGACGTGGGTCACTGCTGCATCTTCGTTTTCTCCCGGGCGGTGTATTAACTTTTCATCAAGGCCAAATTCAAAACTAAACTCGTCACCTTCACGGACAACACGGGCTGACAGGCTGGCGATTTGACCAGAACGGCGAGCCAGATCAATCATGCCGCGATAACCAATGATTAGCTGAACGTTCTTTTTACCGCTCTTTTCGTTTTTATTACCAAAAGGCAGTAAATATGCGTGGCCGAGGGCGCTACCTGGCTCAAGGCCGAGCTGTGAACACTGAACGATCGCACTGACAAAACTCATGGTGTCACAGTTTCCTAGCGCCGGAACCTTACGAATTTCTGTGGTGGCGATACGTATCATTCGTTCAGCCGTCATATGGCGTGGGAGAGCTGCTGCCAGTTGCTCTTTCATTGATGGCTGATTAATAAAGCTGATCACGTCGTTATTTTTTACTGCTGCTGGTGCACGGTTTCCCTGGGTTTTTTGCAGATCGGCTTTTGCGATAGGTGGTTGCTTAGTCATTTGCATACTCCTTAGCCCAGCGGGGCAGTGATAACGTTTTAATAGCTGGCCATTCATCGGTATTCAGGCAGTCAGCCAGGGTCCTCAGATTGCGGTGATATTCCTGCTGGCCTGCCAGTTTTGCTTCTTCGCCCATCATGAAAATTTCAACCGGATAACGTCCGCATTCAATAGTTGTGCTGGCAACCAGAAAAACGAAAGTTGGCTGCACTCCAAACTGTGCTTCATAACCATCACTGTAGAATGCATCCTGAACGTGATAGCGGTAGTCGTAATAAGCGGTTTTGAATCGTTGAATATCCGCTGTGGTTTTCACGTCCATGATCCAGTGAAATTCAGGGATAATTTTGTCCGGACGGCACCGACACAAAATTCCTGTTTCAGGATCTTCCCAGTAAATTGATGATTCAGCGTGTCCGGCGCTTTCAACAAGCCATTGACCCAGCGGCAAAGCCATAACGCTCTGATACATGAGTTCAATTTTCCGGCCTTCTTCGGCAGTGATAACCGTTTTTCCTGTGCTTGCGCATTCCATCAGAAACGCTTTCTCTTCTTCTTTTCCGGCGGTTGTACGGCGGTTAAATTCAGGTGCCACGATAAAGCGGTTACTGAATTCTTCCGGTTCAAGTACACGGCAGTGGAAAGCGGTTCCTAAATCGAGCGTTTTTGTCTTTGTGGTGTCCACTGGGGCATTTTTACGCCACAAATACAGCGCCGGAGTATCAGCAATGTCGTCGAGCTGAGACTTACTGACACCGGGACCCGCGTGGTAATTCTCATTCGAAATTCCGTAATAAATACCAGGCTCTATGTCTCCTGCGATTACGGGATCTGCGACTTCGCCAGTTTCATCACTGCAATCGCGATGCGGATCGCTGCCAGCATTCTCATTGTGCGGATGTTCAGGGCCTTCCATTTCCTCCGGATCTTTTTCCTGAGATTCATCCAGATTTTCTTCATTAAAGGTTTCCTGATACGTGATGTCGCCCATCACCGCGCCACAATCAGGGCAGTTATCTCCATCAGACTGACCGCAGGCATGGCAGACTTTTTCCAGTTCCTGTTGCGCTTCTGGTTCATTTTGTCGCGCATTTTGGCCGTTTTGTTCCGATTTTAGGTCGTTCTGTTCCGTTTCTGGCTGATGCTGGTACACAGAATCGCGGGTCTGGATCCCCTTAACCCATTTCGGATCATTCGGGTCGCTAATCCCTTCAACAAATTCTCCGCGAGAGGCAGCCAGTAATTTGTCTGCATCGACAGGATTTTGGGGCGGAATGTTTTTCCGGGCTTCATGGAGTTCTGCCCGCAGTTTCTGATATTTCGTATCAACAGAATTTACCTGTGACTGAGCATCCAGCGGCTGCGTGTCCTGATGATGTTCAGTTGCATCCGGTTCCACTGTTTCAGCCGTTGCCTGTTCATCTGCCATTGCGCAAGATGGTTGCGGTTTTTCTTCATCATCCTGTTTTTCTTCTTCTGTTACACGCTGCGGCATTGGGGCAGAGGAGCGACCGCAGGCAATATCCACAATTTCCGGATCAGGGTTGGCATGATCGGTTTCAGTCAGTACTTTGTTCAGATATTCAGTGACGTGTGCGGGGATGACCTCGATCCCAATTGGTGCTTCTTTTACGGAAGCAACCACGATGGCGCGGGAATAATCCAGCCCGCCAGGCATGGTGATGAATTTGTCGTGGAAAACAGAAAAGGGCGGTTTATTTTCAGCGATAATTTCCTCGACACGTTTAGCGTGTGCCGGATGAAGGTTATAAATGTCCACGTCCATTGAACGAGCCAGTACGCCAGTGGCTACGTCGCGCGCCAGTGACGTCAGATCGTGAACGAAACCTTCGCCGCGATCGGTGAGGTTCCCGCCGCCAGCATTAGCACCGGAAGCCGTGCGCGTGATGCGTGAAACACGATTTCCTTTCATCCACTCTTTTGTCAGCAGACCGCGATCGGTGTAGTCTGCGTCCAGGTATGCTTCGAAAAAAGCAGTCATCAGCCCCAGGCTTGAATTGCCTGGATTAGGGAAAACTTTGTCAGTATCACGCACCAGTTTATGGAGATCGCGAATTTCCAGCGGGTCGAGCAGGCTGGTTTTGTGGGAAACAGCCAGGGCAGTAACAGCTGGTAGTTCTTCAGCCCGTGCAATGTGTAATGCCTGGAGTTCGTCGCGTGAAACGTGCGTTACCGGTTTTTCGCTGCCGTGTTGAGCAAGCCAGCGAATGGGCAGCTCCTGACCGGAAATCGGGAGTAGCATATTTTCCTCAATCTCCGTCATGTCTTCGCCATTAACATTGGTATTGTCAGTGCTGGCTGGTTTGTCCTGCGCAGAGGGTGAGGGCGCGACAAATACCATTGTGATGCCATCTTCCCCGCCTTTTTCGTAACGGTTGCAGAATTCCGTATCAAATACGCCTTCTGGTGGAAGGTCATCAACAACGGGCAAATTGACGCGAACAGGTTTTTTAAAGTCATCTTCATCGTAGCCAGCATCGTCAATCGCAACAGCACCACGGGAGATGGCAATGGATAATTTTTTCGCTTCAGCCCAGTAGAAACCGCCTTTAATACCGAGACGTTTTCTTACTTTGTCATTTTTTGCTTCGTAATACAGTGGGTAAACTTGTTTATCGGTGCTCATTGTTTTTTAACCTCAACTCAGATTAAAATTACTGCGAGTGATGAATAAATGTCCCAGGTTCTTCACTCAGGCCTGCACAGTGTGCAGGCTTTCTTTTTTTCAGATTTCACCTTTTAATTTCATTGCAATCAGAGTTGCCAGAAATTCGGCTTTTTTTTCTGCGGGCAGATTCTTTCCTATGTGCACCAGACACATTTTTTTAACACCATCGTTAAGTGTTTTAACGTTGCCTGATGGACCGTCGATATCAACCACAGTGAATGGGGTTTCTTTATTTTCTGTCTTAATCACGTAGCCAATACGTTTTCCTTCCAGGCTGACTTCGTGAACAATGTCATCAGTAGTAACAACAGTGGCTTCATAACTGGTAATCATGTTTTTCTCCTTAATTAAGGTTGAGCGAATCCCTGCCATTGCTGGCATAAATTCAGTTTCGGATAGTCAGTTAATTAAAGTTCGTGTGCCATCTGGTTTTTTTCGGCACAGATTTCACTACAATATTTTTTCATTTCCGTCGTTGGTATAACTCCACGCATGAAATGAAGTGGTCTTGTAATGATTTTGCTTTCTTCAATTTCTTTATTGCAAAGGTGATAAGCACATTTTATTTTCTTAGTCATTACCATGACTCCGCCTTTACAGGTAAACCATCACGACCGAGGAAGACTCTAATCATGCAGTCAGAAATGCATGTTTTTGTAGTCAGGCTACGAATATAAAGTTTTCGCTTTTTAATATTGTTTGCCGAGGCGATATATGTCCGACCTTCATGAAGAACATAATCGCCAGGGGTCACACACTGACGTGGTATTTCATCAGTTCCGAAGTGATGAGCAATCATAATTATCTCCATTTTTACAAATGAATTTTGTCGATGCGGTGCCTGGTGCCTCCAGGTGACGTTAACCAGTTAACAATTAACGCCGGATAATCCACCCATAACACTGATGCTTTTAACTGTTCCGCGTGCGCTTAGCCGCATTCACCGCATCACAAAATTCACTTTAAAAAGGGGCGGCAGGGCAGCCACGGAGTAGAACTGATGCCGCCAAAGACTACACAAAGCAATGTCGTTATTTACAACCGGAGGCGCACTCCCACCATTTAAATTTAACAGACAAGACCGACTCTTTATGGATACCAGAAATGCGCCTTCGTGTTGTGCCCGGTTTTATTTCACCACCTCCGGGCTTTGGTGGTATCTTTACTGGAGTTCTCACACAACCAGTAAGGAAATGAATATGCCAACGTATCTCGCCAGAGTAGAACTATATAATGCTGAGCCAGAGGATTACGAAGGGCTTCATAAATATATGCTCTCACTAGGATTCAGGAGAACGATCCCCCATGGAGATGGTTCGTATAATCAACTCCCGGACGGAACTTATGTTTCCGAAAAGGGCGGTGATATTTATTAAATTCGCAGCCAGATATCTGACTATGCAGACCGACTATCCAGATATCGCGCGTCTGTTTTTGTTTGCGAATTCAGTCAATGCGCATGGTATTTATACCCCGCCAAGACCCGGTGAATATCCTGCACGGCCTTCTGCTTTGTAGAAGGCTTCTTCGCTATCATAATCGCCAGATTCCAGCGCTTCTTTAGCCAGCCAGATGCGTGCCCCAGTGCCTGCATTTGGCTCCAGTTGCTGGAGGCGTTTTGCATCTTCTAGGAGTAGAGCGATAACGTGTTTTAATTCTGTCTCGTTCATTTTACTCACCTGAATGTCTTCCCAACCAACGACGTGCGCCAGCTTCGGTTTTAAACGTTTTGCTTTTGGTATATGTCATGGCGGTGAATGTGCCGTCCTGATTGGGAAACACGCCACATACCAGAGATTCGTTGTTGCCAAGATCGATAGTATCCATGTTGACCTCATTTCCCCTTAACGCCGGGTGGCGGAACGTTTTATCTACTGCGCTTTGTATCAATCAACAACTGCCGTCATGTTCGTATGCCTCAGGCTGGCTACTTAGCCCTGTTCAGTGGCTGGATAACTCGAGGTATTGTCCTGCCGTTCTCTGGTGGGGCGTTGTTTGGATATGCTTATTAAACACAATGCGTTTTCTTGTGTCAACACGAAATGTGTTTTGTGGTGGGTGTCATATGATGATGGTACAAAAAAGCCCGCTGATAGCGGGCTGATTGGCATATTACTGTGATAGCAAGATCATTACTCCGGTGGGGGATTATCTTTAAGCCTGCCTCTCAAATATTTTTCTACATACTCATCGATTTCTTTTAGCCGGACTTCAAATAGCTCAATCATTCGTTGTTGTTCTGAGCCCGGTAGCTGGTTAAACAACTCAAGAAGTTTTCGTTGGGATTCATTTAACCACAATTCAGAAGATTCCTGTTCTCCAAAGAGGAGCTCAGGAGGAGATATGCCAAGAGCCTTTCCCAATACGACAGCGTCATGCACTCCAACATTTCTGCTGCCCGCCTCATAGTTACCTATACGCGATTGCGTCCATCCGCAGATTTCAGCAAGTTTTCCTTGAGATAAACCAAGCTTCTGCCTGCGCTCTTTAAGACGCATTGCAATTTTGTCATTGAGCCTACTAGCGGCAATTTTTTCGTTTTCTTTTTCCATTGCATCCTTGTATCACGAATCGTGATTTACATAAAACACAAAATAGCTTGACAATATAACACAATGTGTGTTTAAAATTGTCATCGGAGGTTTTCAATGAACAAAATTTCAACATATCGAAAACAGCTTGGGTTGTCTCAAAGACAACTCGCTGTTCAGTTAGGGTGGATACAAAGCCGACTGGCAAATTACGAAGCAAATTTTCGTACCCCTGGGCTAGAGGAGTGCAGAAAAATTGTTTCTACCCTTAATCGGCTTGGCGCTCATTGTGGACTTGACGATGTATTCCCCCCAGACGGTAAGCATAGCGAAAACAGCATAGGAGCGGTTGATTCATGAAAATCAGGCATGAGCATATCGAATCAGTGTTGTTGGCCCTGGCAGCCGAAAAAGGGCAGGCGTGGGTCGCTAACGCAATTACTGAAGAATATCTGCGCCAGGGGGGCGGCGAATTGCCCCTTGTACCAGGCAAGGACTGGAACAATCAGCAGAATATCTATCACCGTTGGTTGAAAGGTGAAACGAAAGCGCAAAGGGAAAAAATTCAGAAACTGATCCCTGCGGTTCTGGCAATTCTTCCGCGCGAGCTGCGTCACCGACTCTGTATCTTCGATACCCTGGAACGCCGTGCATTACTGGCGGCGCAGGAAGCATTGAGTACGGCAATTGATGCGCATGATGATGCAGTCCAGGCCGTTTACCGGAAAGCACATTTCAGCGGTGGTGGGTCGCCCGGCGATTCTGTCGTAGTGCATTGATTGAAATTAATCGTGCCGGATTGTTTTGTTCGGTATCAGTTAAATGTAACGCTGCGAGCGTTACAAGGTGAAAACAAATGGCTTCAAACTGGATAAAGCTCGAGGTTATTACGCCGGATAAGCCGGAAATATTCAGGCTTGCTGAGATTCTGAATATTGATCCAGATGCCGCATTAGGGAAGGTTATTCGCTTCTGGGCATGGGCGGATCAACAAATGATAGACGGTAATGCAGATTGTAACGCTCGCGGCGTTACAAAAAGTGCAATAGACCGCATCACTTTTATGGCTGGTTTTGCTGATGCGTTAATTCAGGTTGGATGGCTGGTCGAAAATGACGGTGGGCTTTCTCTACCTAACTTTGAACGTCATAACGGAAAAAGCTCTAAAAAACGGGCGGTTACAAACGAGCGAGTTACAAAAATACGCGAACTGAAACGAAAAGGTAACGCTGGCAGCGTTACACAAACGGATCAAAAAGCGTTACCAGAGGAAGAGGAAGAGGAAGAGGAAGATATAAATACTGATCTCCCCCTAAATCCCCCTCGCCAAAAACGAGCGTCTAAAAAATTCGAGCCGGAGGCTATCGAGCTGCCTGACTGGTTGCCGGAAACACTCTGGCATGAGTGGGTTAAGTTCAGGCAGGCATTGCGAAAACCGATTCGAACGGAGCAGGGCGCTAACGGGGCGATACGGGAGCTGGAAAAATTCCGTCAGCAGGGTTTTACACCTGAGCAGGTGATTCGACACAGCATCGCCAATGAATACCAGGGCCTGTTCGCGCCGAAAGGTGTTCGGCCTGAGACGTTGCTCCGACAGGTTAACACTGTCTCGTTGCCGGACAGTGCGATCCCGCCAGGCTTCAGGGGGTAATGGACCATGAAAAATATTGCGACAGGCGGCGTTCTGGAACGCATCCGCCGACTGACCCCGCCACATGTAACCGCCCCATTCAGAACGGTAGCGGAGTGGCGCGAGTGGCAACTTGCTGAAGGCCAGAAACGTAGCGAGGAGATCAACCGCCTGAATCGCCAGTTGCGGGTGGAAAAAATTCTGAATCGTTCAGGCATCCAGCCGTTGCACCGTAAATGCTCGTTTGCGAATTACCAGGTGCAGAACGACGGCCAGCGGTACGCGTTAAGCCAGGCGAAATCCATCGCCGATGAACTGATGACCGGGTGTACAAATTTTGCGTTCAGCGGAAAACCTGGTACCGGGAAGAATCACTTAGCGGCAGCTATCGGGAATCGCCTGCTGAAAGACGGTCAGACAGTGATTGTGGTTACCGTGGCTGATGTTATGAGCGCCCTGCACGCCAGCTATGACGACGGGCAGTCAGGCGAAAAATTTTTGCGGGAGCTGTGCGAAGTGGATCTGCTGGTTCTTGATGAAATTGGCATTCAGCGCGAGACGAAAAACGAGCAGGTGGTGCTGCACCAGATTGTTGATCGCCGGACAGCGTCGATGCGCAGCGTGGGGATGCTGACAAACCTGAACTATGAGGCCATGAAAACATTGCTCGGCGAGCGGATTATGGATCGCATGACCATGAACGGCGGGCGATGGGTGAATTTTAACTGGGAGAGCTGGCGTCCGAATGTCGTCCAGCAAGGAATTGCGAAGTGATTTTTACCGGGAGGAAATTTTAATGGAGACTGTTTTTGACGCACTGAAAGCGATGGGAAAAGCCACGTCGGTAGAGCTGGCTGCGCGACTTGATATCAGTCGTGAAGAAGTACTGAACGAGCTGTGGGAACTGAAAAAGGCTGGCTGCGTTGATAAAAGCGTATACACCTGGCGTGTGGCTGATAACAACGTTCAGCAGGAACAGCCAGCGCCAGAAGAACAGCCGGAAGAAACCACCACGGCGACAGTAGCGAAAATCTCAGAGTGCGATTTAACCGCGACGATTGAACAACGCGGACCACAAACGGCGGATGAACTGGCTACGCTGTTCGGTACAACATCCCGCAAAGTGGCTTCAACGCTGGCAATGGCAATCAGCAAAGGTCGTCTGATTCGCGTTAATCAGAACGGTAAATTTCGTTACTGCATGCCGGGCGATAATTTACCAGCAGAGCCGAAAGCGGCATCGGTAGCGGAAACTGATGGTAAAGCCTTTCCTCAGCCTGCATGTGTTGCGTTACCAGTACAGGAAGCTGCAACACAGGAAGATATTAAAACAGAAACTGTGGCGGACATTGTGCAGTCGCTGCCATCGTTCACCGAAACGCAAGCGGATGACCTGATTTTACCATCGCTGCAAATGGCAAACCGCGAACTTCGTCGGGCGAAAAATCATGTCCAGAAGTGGGAGCGAGTCTGCGCCGCGCTGCGGGAGCTGAACAAGCACCGGGATATTGTCCGACAGATTGTCGATTCCTCCAGTCGTATTGTGTCGGAAAAGTGATTATCGGAGGCACCTATGGCAAAAGTATTTACACCAGAAGAGCGGGAAAAAATTAAAGGGCAGGTTGTTGAACTTGTACGTCTGAGCGGTCGCGAGACGTTACGGCAACTGGAAGCGAAAACAGGTGCGACAAGATATCTGATGAGTGTTCTCGCCAGAGAGCTGGTTGCTAGTGGTGATGTATACAACTCTGGCTACGGGTTATTTCCCTCTGAACAGGCTCGTAAAGACTGGCAAAACGCCCGCAAAAAGCTATCGAGGGCAAAGGTGAAGAAACCGGTTGTGGTAGATCCAAACCTAATCTGGTCATTGCCAGACGGAGAAATACGTCGTTATGACAGGCGTCAGAACATAATCTGTAGCGAGTGCCGGAAGAGCGAAGTTATGCAGCGCGTGCTGGCGTTTTATCAGGGGAATTTTCAGGAGGTGGTGCTGTGAGTGAAATCAGCTATCAGGCTTCAATTGCCGCTGGCATTCGCATCAAAGGAGAGTGACGTGGAAATAACCCCAGAAGATGAGTCCGGGAATATTGTTTTATTTCCGGTAAAAGATGATGACCCACGTAATCAGGTTAATTTTCTTTATGAGCCATCGGAGAAACCATATTGCCATCACGCTTCTGTCAGGGTTGATGAAAAAGAGCGTCAGGTCCGCTGCAAAATATGTGGCGCAGTTGTGGAGCCATTTGACTGGATGCTCTCTGTGGCGAAAAGAGAAACCAGACTGGCAGATGATGTAAAACAATTGCGTCAGGAGGAGCGGGAAAGACGTAAAAATATAGAAAAGCTAATTCAGATTGAGCGTAATGTGAAAGCGCGGATACGCAGGGCGACAAAACTTGGCCCCGAATAATCAACATTATTATTGAAAATATAATCCTTAACCGGAGGGATTTCTGCACCCTCAAAACATCAGGAGGCCGTTCGAAATGGCGGTAGTGAAATGCGAAAGTTCAAAATAATTATTGAAACGGGAATAGCTGGTGGAGATTTTGAGGATGTATTCGAAGTGGACGATGACGCAACACCTGATGAAATTCATGACGAAGCAAAAGAAATTTTCTTTAACTACTGCAATTATTCATATCACGAAATAAAAGACGAAGAGGAAGAACAAAATGGCTGATTTTGGTTCAACTAAATACAACGTCAGTTTTGAAGAATGGCATGAACTGTTAATGAACTATGCAGAGTTACGTGGTGGAAGTGCTGCTGATGCTGAAGCCTGGAGTGATGACTACGAAGCAGGAAAAACTCCGGTAGAAGCATATTGTGATGAGTGGGGCGATGAATGAGCGAGATTAATTATCAGGAAGGGCATGAAACGGCAGGGCAGGCAAAACCAGTTGCATGGCGATATCGCTACGTGAAAAAAGACGTTACAGACTTTCAGGGGAAGCAGTGGGCTGGTGACTGGAAATATGTCCCGACAAAAGAAGATTGTAACGACAGACCAAACTATGAAATTCAGGCGTTATTCACGGCCCCGCCAGCCCCGGTGACATCAGAAGGACTGGTTAAAGCTGTGCGCTTTTATGAACAGGTACGGCGTGAGAATCCGCCAGTTGAAACCGGAGCATGGAAAGACGCCATTGACTGGGTGCTCAAAGAGGTCTGCTGTGCTGCCATTTTGGGTAAAGCCGACAATCCATCAGCATCCGGCAATCAGGTTAGCGAATTAACAATGTGGGTTAAACGACTGGCCAGCCAACTGGAAAAAGCTAAGCCGGACTGCAAATTACCGGAGAAGGCGATGGACTACCTGAAGCGGAACGAACTGATAAGCGCGGAGGATGTTTTGCGATGACCTGGCCTGAAGCATTCACCACGGTAGGAATTGCGATGGCGGTGGCGCTGGTGGTGTATTCGATTTGCCGCTGGGGATAAAAACGGTTTGCGGGAAAAGGAGAGTTAAGTAGAATTGCTGCGGGTGCTTGAGGTTGTCTGTCTCAGGCATCCGCAGAAAAATCAGCAAAATGCTCGTTTTATGCACAATTGTAGGATGGTAATCTGATGCATAATTATTCGAAATAACATAAAATACTAGACGTGTAGGCTGTGGGGTAGTTATGAGAGTAAATAAACTACATTTAGGTGCTAGAGTTTCGCTATTTATAGTGTCATACCTTCCCCTATTCTTTATCATGTGTTTTGTGCAATTGTATACTTATAGAAGCTATTTAAATTGGAAAGGTATAAGTGTTGAATCATTAACTATTTTCTTTAAATACTTTGGCGCGGTCAGTGTCATTGGTGTATTATCATTATTTGGTATTGTAGGATTAACAATTTTTTTAAAAAATATAAAACGTCGATGCGCCACTAGTGGTAGAACTGTAAGAGTTATAGATATTGAAAATAAAAACAATGAATCAATAAGCTATCTTTTTACATATATAATTCCGTTTGTATTTCAGGACCTATCCACATTTAACTAATGTTATACCTATAGCAATATTGTTAACGGTAACGGCTTTAATATATATTAATTCAAGCATGATACTTATAAATCCTACAATAAGTATTAATTATACTTTATATCAAGTTACATATTTGGATTTAGAAAGCGACAAAAAACGCACTGGTATGGTTTTGACTAAATCCAAGTATTTGGAGGAAGATGATCTTCTTGATGTTGAGGACGTGGGCCCAAAACTTTTTTATGCTGAATCCCATAAGGAATGAAAATGTTAAAGCTTGAAGAATTATTAGAGTATGCTGAGCAACTTAAGGATGATGATGCGGCGAAAATATCGTTGTATTTCATTACTAGACATCTTAAAGCGGGTATGAGTAGAACCGCAAGAGTTGTTGATAAATTCGATTTTAAAATCATTAAAGCTCCTATCGCTCCAGATATTGCTAAATTTTTTAAGTATACTTTATCAAACCAGATTATTTCTCATGCTTCGAAAGATGATATTGTGATGAAAAAGTATACTGTTATTGATGATGATATTGACAATAAGATTTATGCCTATGCTATGAATAACGCGATATCGTTTTCAAAAGTTATTAATAACGATATAAAGAATGATAAACCAGTTGTACTTACCTCTCTTGCTGAGGTTCAGAATGATTTGTGGGCCTATTGTATTAAAGTCCAAAAGGGGGCTGACGTCACTTATTCTTTCCGAAAAATCAGCAGGGGGAAAGTCACAACAAATGAACCACAAAATATGACTCAGCGCGTATTCGCTTTGTTTGATAAAACAGATAAAGAGTTAAGATCATTTGATGGCAGCGCAGTCAATTTTGATGACAAAATCGATTGTATTTATATAAAAGATCAATTTTATGTATTTCATAAGAAAAGTTTTGAGGCTATTGTAGGCTTGGAGGTTGAGTTTACAGAAGCTGCACAAAAAACATTAAATACAATTAAAGAACTTGATCTTATTGAAGGTTTAGATGTTATTGAACAAGCTATTCTTCATAAGCCATCACTGAGAAAAATTCTCACTCATATCGCTGAGAAAGGTAACCATACGGCTCTGGAAAAGAATGATGTTCAAGCTATGAATGATGTGTTAAAAATGTTTCAGAACGAAGAGTTTAAGACCAATGAGCATGGTAAATTAGTCATAGAAGATGAGAGGCAAGGAAGAAACTTTCTCAAACTGTTAAATGATTATTATAAACAAGGCATGACTACAAAAAAATACTATGGTACGGATAGCGGAAATGTGATTAACCCTATTAAGGCGTAAAGCATATACTATATCTGGAACTGAAATACCAGCCGCCATCAGAAAGAACTGATGGGGCTTACAAATAGTAAGTAAATATAAAATGTTAAGGTATTTTTCATGCAAAAATGAAAATCATTGGCACAAATTAGAAACTAAGTAAATTGCTAATACTAATAACTTATTATTCTACTTACTATTTGCATGGAGTTGTTGTGAATTGCTGGAAAGGTGGGTAATGTTTTTGTAGAATCACGGCGGGTGCTTGAGGCTATCTGCCTCGGGCACGAACACCAAAGGCAGATAGAGAAAAGCCCCAGTTAACATTACGCGTCCGGCAAGACGCTTAACATTAATCTGAGGCCAATTTCATGCTTTGCACATGTAGGTTAGCCTCTTACGTGCCGAAAGGCAAGGAGAAGCAGGCTATGAAGCAGCAAAAGGCGATGTTAATCGCCCTGATCGTCATCTGTTTAACCGTCATAGTGACGGCACTGGTAACGAGGAAAGACCTCTGCGAGGTACGAATCCGAACCGGCCAGACGGAGGTCGCTGTCTTCACAGCTTACGAACCTGAGGAGTAAGAGACCAGGCGAGGGAGAAATCCCTCGCCACCTCTGATGAGTCAGGCATCCTCAACGCACCCGCACTTAACCCGCTTCAGCGCTGATTTATGGGGATCCCTCAGCGCTTCGGCGGGTTTTTTGTTGCGCGCTGAATGCGCAGGGTGAAAAATAACCATATATTTGATTATATACACAACAAAAAATAAAAGTCATTGCACCTGCACATTAAATAATCAAATATACGACGTGAAATAAATATTTTTCAGATTAATATTTTTGTCTCTATGTGGATATAACCGTTTGTACTTATAAACCTGGAGGCATCGTGGAAAAAATAAAGAAACCATTTAGTAGCAAATATGCAGTCATACGTCGTGATGACCTGTCAGTTATAGTCGAAATGGATTACTTCCCTGAAACCAAAAAATCAATGATGTATCGTAATGGTCGAAAGGCAATTTTTTTACCGATGAGGGTAAGTGACATTATGGGAAATGATAAACTGCAGGATGAATTGCGAGTCAGAGCATCCTGTTAGTATTGGCATTAATTCTGGTATACTACATAACGGGCTGAACACCCATTCTACTGCGCCAGCGGAGAACTACGATGGCGCATATACAACTGGTCAAACAAACCTCTTCTGGATTACTTCTCCCGGCGACGCCGGAGAGTTGCGATTTTTTACATCAAATCAAAATAGGTGAGTGGATACACGCGGAATTTAAGCGAGTGCGTAACTACGCATTCCACAAGCGTTTTTTCAAACTCCTGCAACTGGGATTCGATTACTGGACTCCGGTCGGTGGGGCGATCACGCCTCGCGAACGAGAACTGGTGTCCGGTTTCGTTGATTTCCTGTGCGAATCAGTAGGTCGGGAACATACGCCAGCCCTGAGTGATGCCGCAGAGCAATACCTTAACACCGTTGCGACTTGCAGAACCCGGGATACGGCCTTACTCAAGTCCTTTGACGCTTTTCGCGAATGGGTAACCATTCAGGCCGGATTTTACACCGAACATTTTTATCCGGACGGTAGTCGTGGGCGCAGGGCAAAATCTATCGCATTTGCGAACATGGACGAAACCGAGTTTCAGCAGGTTTATAAATCTGTACTGAATGTGCTGTGGAACTGGATACTGTTCCGTAAATTTTCCTCTCCGGAGGAAGTCGAAAATGTGGCCGCGCAGTTACTGGAGTTTGCGTAATGGTGGATTTACGTAAAGCGGCGCGGGGGCAGATGTGCACCGTCAGAATTCCTGGCTACTGCAATCACAATCCCGAAACATCTGTGCTGGCGCATTACAGGCTGGCGGGGACGTGCGGAACAGCGACAAAACCACACGATATGCAGGCAGCGATTGCCTGTAGCTCATGCCACGATTTAATCGACGGGCGGGTAAAAAACAGCGATTACACCAAAGAAGAATTACGCCTGATGCATGCAGAAGGTGTTTTTCGCACACAAGAAATCTGGAGAAAGGAAGGTTATTTATGATTTACCCAACAAATACAGGCAAAAGCGGGGAACACCTTCGTCTCACCACGCTGGAAAGTGTCTGGATTCAGGGAAAACTGCGCATGTGGGGGCGCTGGTCGTATATTGGCGGCGGTAAGACGGGAAATATGTTTAACCAGTTGCTGGCATCCCAAAAATTGACGAAAACAGCCGTCAATGAAGCCCTGCGCAGGATGAAAAAAGCGGGAATAGAGAAACCTGAGCTGGAAGCGTTTTTGCGAGAGATGATCAATGGCAAGCAAAAGACCTGGCTGGCGCATTGTACTGATGCAGAGGCGTTATGTATTGATAGAGTCATAAGTGAGGTGCTGGCAGAGCATCCTGGATTGATTAGTGTCCTCCGGCAACGGTATGAAGGACGGGGGATGGCTAAGCGCAAAATGGCTGAATTGCTAAATGATGCACATCCTGAGTGGTGTTTTAGCACATGCGAAAAGCGAATTGCTAATTGGTTGGCTGTTGCTGAGTATGCCCTATATATTCCCATGCGAGAATCATTTGCTCAAAAAATAGCTTGATTTTTTACGCATAAACTGCTTCAATTCCGGTATGCTTCGCAAAGCTGTATCGCGAGGCGAACCAAGCGCATGAACTTTACCAGAACCCGCCATTGAGCGGGTTTTGTTGTTTCTGACGGATAGAAAAATGAAATAGCTAAATAAAAAGAATGCATTGGATGCCAAATATTGGCAACGCGACGACAGCGTTAATCTGGTCGGGCTCCCATGGCGACGTAGTGAGGGAGAGGAAGCGTAAAGCATCACTGAGTTACGGTTGGCACCCGGTTTAACGCGTAAGTGGCCTGATAAAGAGATAGTGCGCCGCGGCACTCACAGCGGCAACGATTAACTGACCTCGGCATTTGCCGGGGTTTTTTATTTAAGGCCGCAGACAGGCCCATTTAGTGCAACGCCTTTCCCCGTTTCCGCTCCTGGAATATTCGGGGATTTTTTATTCCCTCAATTTGCACCCGCGATATGTGCGAGGTGAGAGATGATGAAATGCCTCATAACCCAAATACCTGGCCGGACTGGCTGGAGTTGTTTCAGAGCTGGTGGCGTGGAGACACTCCGCTGGGCGCAGTGATTATGTCGATCGTTATGGCTGGTTTGCGCATCGCCTATTTTGGCGGTGATGGGGGCTGGAAACGAAAAACGCTTGAGATTTTGCTCTGTGGTGCCCTGACGCTGACCTTTGCATCCGCGCTTGAGTATGTCGGATGGCCTAAATCACTTTCTGTTGCCATTGGTGGTGGGGTGGGGCTGATTGGTGTTGATGCTATTCGTGGTGCAGCAATGAGGGTCATCGGTAACAAGTTCGGTGCCCATAAGGAGTAATTAATGCAGACACTTAATTCCCAGCGTAAAGCTTTCCTTGATATGGTGGCGTGGTCAGAAGGAACAGATAACAGACGGCAGAAAACCAGAAATCACGGTTATGATGTTATTGTCGGTGGCGAACTGTTCACTGATTACTCCGATCACCCCCGCAAACTTGTCATGCTAAATCCGAAACTCAAATCAACAGCTGCCGGACGTTACCAGCTTCTTTCCCGTTGGTGGGATGCCTACCGTAAGCAGCTTGGGCTGAAAGACTTCTCTCCGAAAAGCCAGGACGCAGTGGCATTGCAGCAGATTAAAGAGCGTGGTGCTTTACCGATGATTGACCGCGGCGATATCCATCAGGCAATCGACCGTTGCAGCAATATCTGGGCTTCGTTGCCGGGTGCTGGTTACGGTCAGTATGAACATAGAGTCGGTGACCTGATTGCCCGATTTAAAGAAGCTGGTGGGGTGGTAAATGAAGCCGAGATATAAGCTGGTTATTGTTGCCTCCTTTGTTACCGTCATCGGTTCTTTCATCTGGTCTGCCGGGCATTACTACAGCAAATATCAGCACGAAAAGGAGCGTGCTGATGAGGCTGTACGAAATGCTGAATCTGCAACAGCCATTACCAGTAACGTCCTGCAATCACTGCAAATCATCAATACAGTTATAGAGGCTAACCAGCATGCAAAACAGCAGATCGCACTGGAGTCACAGAGAACCCAGGAAGATATCAAAGTGGCTGTTGCGGATGATGATTGCGCTGTTCGTATCGTTCCTTCTGGCGCAGTTAAGCGGTTGCACGAATACGCGAACGGTATACGTGTCGGTGCCGGTCGTTCCGTTGCCAGCCAGTCTGACGGATGAAACACCCCAGCCAGATTTACCCGACCCGTTTACGTGGGGAGCCAGCCTTAACCTGAATGTTGCGTTGCTGTCAGCGTTAGCACAGTGCAACAGGGATAAGGCCGATATCAGGACTTTTGAGAAAAACAGGGCAGCACAAACCAATGGCACGATTAAACGTTGAAGTTATCCCACCAGACAGCGAAACGATGAACGGGATTTTTGCAGAGATTGAACGTAAATATGCGCATCAGCCGATGACGCCAAAAGTTATCGATGAAATGCAACGCGAAGCGGCGCGCCTTGTAAGGCGAGCGACAAACACGAAGGTTACGTTCGTTCGGGACTGACATTACAGAAGCTCCTTTGATAAGGGGCTTCGATAATGTCACTAAGAGGAAAAATTCATGGCAAAACCGGACTGGGAGGCCATCGAATCGGCATACCGGGCCGGAGTCCTTAGCCTCCGTGATATAGGCGAGAAATACGGCGTAACAGAAGGGGCTATCAGGAAGAGGGCTAAAAAGCTTGGTTGGGTACGCAGTGGCGGTACGCAGGTTTGCAAAAATGGTACGCAAAAAAGAAAAGTGCGTACCAGCAGAAAGCCTGCCATTACTGACCTTACACAAAAAGGTACGCAACCAAAAACAGAACCTACACCGGATACGAAACCGATACGCGGAATGCGTACCGATCCCCCGACTAACCCATTCCAACCCGGTAACCAGCAGGCATTAAAACACGGTGGTTATGCCCGTCGCCTTCTGCTCAAAGATGAGGTGATAGAGGATGCTAAAGCGTTGACGCTCGAGGACGAATTATTTCGCCTTCGTGCTAACAACCTTGTCGCTGCAGAGAATATTGGTCGGTGGTTGGTGTCGCTGGAAGATGCTAATGGGGACCAGGAAAGGAAGATGCTGATGGAAAATATCAGCGCCGCCGAGAAAGCAATGATGCGCAATACAGTTCGTATTGAGTCCATCGTTGGCACGCTTGCGACGGTAGGAAAAATATTTGCTGATACAGCCTACCGCAAGGCCGCCACTGATAAGGTGTCTCTGGAGGCTGATCGTCTTCGCCGTGATGCAGGTATTGATGATGGCAATGGAGAGCGTGACCTCAATGACTTCTACTCTGACATCCAAACCGACGCTTAATCCGGCTTTACGTAGTTTCTGGACTACGCGGGCACGTAACAAAGTGCTTTATGGTGGCCGGTCATCGTCAAAATCATGGGATGCCGCTGGCATTGCCATATTTCTGTCGAATAAATACACCCTGCGTTTTTGTTGTGCCCGTCAGATCCAGAATAAAATCGAAGAGTCGGTGTATACCCTGCTCAAAATTCAGATAGACAGGTTTGGCCTGCGGCACCGTTTCCGTATTCTGAACAACAAAATCATTAACCGGGTTACTGGCTCGGAATTTGTTTTTTATGGATTATGGCGCAACATCGAAGAAATTAAGTCACTGGAGGGGATCGATGTGTTGTGGCTGGAAGAAGCCCACGCACTGACGGAATACCAGTGGAAAATTCTGGAGCCAACGATCCGTAAAGAGGGTTCGGAATGCTGGTTCATATTCAACCCCGGACTTGTTACTGATTTCGTCTGGCGCAACTTCGTTGTTGATCCGCCCGAAGGTACTCTCATCCGCAAAATTAACTACGACGAAAATCCGTTTCTGTCTGACACCATGCTTAAGGTTATCGACGCGGCGCGACGCCGTGATCCGGATGGTTTTAAGCATGTGTATGAGGGCGTTCCGGAGTCTGATGATGATGCGGCAATCATCAAACTGTCCTGGATAGAAGCCGCAGTGGATGCGCACAAAACGTTAAATTTCGAACCCAGTGGAAGAAAGCGTATTGGCTTTGACGTGGCTGACAGTGGTACAGATAAGTGCGCTAACGTTTACCGTCACGGATCCGTTGTTTTCTGGGCCGACGAATGGAAGGCCAAAGAAGATGAATTACTGAAGAGCTGCCAGCGTACTTATCAGGCGGCGCTGGAGCGTGAAGCAGATATTGTTTACGACTCTATCGGTGTTGGTGCGTCTGCCGGTGCTAAATTCTCTGAAATTAACGCTGACCGGAAGAGCGAGAATGCATACGCGCGACGTGTGAATTACCAGAGGTTTAACGCCGGTGCTGGTGTGCATGAGCCAGATGACGAATACAACGGCATCCCCAACAAAGACTTTTTCGCAAATCTTAAGGCTCAGGCATGGTGGCTGGTGGCTGACCGTTTCAGAAATACGTTTAACGCCATTAACAACGGAGAAAAGTATCCTGTGGATGAGCTGATCAGCATAGATTCTAGTTGTCCGTTGCTTGAAAAGCTGAAACTGGAACTGACAACACCTCATCGCGATTTTGACCGTAACGGACGTGTGATGGTCGAAAGTAAAAAAGACCTCGCAAAACGCGAGATACCGTCACCAAACGTTGCTGACGCATTCATTATGGCCTTCGCGCCAATTGATACATCGCTGGATATCTGGGAACAGCTGGGGAGACAGGCCTGATGGCACGAAACAAACAAGCCCTGCGGCGAACTGCGCAGGCCACAGCTGATGGTTATGAGAATTTTATTGCCCGCGTAGGGATGCAGACACCTAACCAGCACTCAGCATCCACCTACCGGGCTAATTTCACCAGTCGTAACCGCATGCTGGTGGAATGGTCCTATCGTTCGTCCTGGATCATCGGCGAAGCGGTCGATGCTATCCCGGATGATATGACCCGCAAAGGCATTCGCATCACTTCGGAAATTGATGCAAAAGATCGCGGCATTCTCGAATCACAACTGGATGAGTTGCAAATCTGGGATGCGCTGAATGACGTGCTGAAATGGTCGCGCCTCTATGGCGGCGCGGTGGGTTTCATCATGATTGAGGGGCAGGCACCAATGACCCCGCTGCGGCTCGAAACCATTGGAGAAGGCAAGTTTAAGGGCATTCTCCCGCTCGACCGCTGGATGATTAACCCAGTGCTGACCCGCCGCATTAAAGATATGGGGCCGGACCTGGGTAAACCTGAGTTTTACGATGTGGTGACCACAGCAACGGGAATTCCTGCCTGGCGCATTCATCACAGTCGTCTGATTCGCTTTGATGGCGTCACGCTGCCATTCCAGCAGAAGATGACCGAGAACGAATGGGAAATGTCGGTTGTAGAGCGTATCTGGGATCGTCTTACCGCGTTCGACAGCGCTACTGTCGGCGCGGCGCAGCTGGTCTACAAGGCGCATTTGCGTACCTACAGCGTGGAGAAGCTACGCGAGCTTATCGCACTTGGTGGTCCTGCGTATGAAGCGTTGCTGAAGAATATCGACCTGATTCGACAGTTCCAGAGCAATGAAGGCATGACGCTCATGGACTCGCGGGATAAGTTTGAAACCCATCAGTACAGCTTCAGTGGTCTGGATGACATCCTTTCGCAGTTTGCAGAACAGATTAGTGGCGCTGTTGGTATCCCACTGGTGCGGTTGTTCGGACAGTCCCCGAAAGGATTTTCTACCGGCGATGCAGACCTTGCCAACTATTACGATCGGGTAAGCTCGCTGCAGGAGAGACGTTTACGTCTTCCGGTGCGGCGGATACTGGACATCATGCATCGTTCGGAACTTGGCAAGCCGCTACCGGACGATTTCACGTTTGAGTTTAACCCGCTCTGGCAAATGTCTGATGTCGATCGCTCAACGGTGGCGTTAAACACCACCAACGCAATCAGTACTGCGCTGGGTGATGGTCTGATGACACTGAAAGCCGCTATGACTGATTTGCGCGAAAATTCTGACGTAACCGGCATCGGGGCATCCATTACCGACGAGGACATCGAGAATGCCGAAGACGAAGCGCCGCCCGGCATCGGCGAACCTGATGACGAACCGCAGGAACCGTCAGGCGGAAATCCGGTATCGAACCAGCCTACGCAGGATAGCGCGGGCGGTCGGGGACATCGTAAATGGTCACTACGATGGTTCAAATGACAGTATCACGGAAATTATTGAGGCGCTGGAACGCTACAGTGAAATAATCACCCCCTGGGCGACAAAGGTCGCGGAAAACTTTACCGCCGACATTGTGCGCAAGAATGATGATCAGTGGCGTAAACACAGCAAAACCATCAGCCGTGAGCTACGCAATCTGGTAAACAGTGCCCCTCCAGGGCAGGTGATGAAATCCATCGTTGCTGAACAGGTTAAGTACATCAAATCGCTCCCCCTCGAGGCGGCTGACAGGGTGTACGACATCCAGAATCGGGCGACAGAAGCTGTTGTTACTGGTGGGAGAGCGGAACATTTTGCTAAAGAAATAGCCGCATCGGGTGATATAGCAAAGTCCAGAGCTGACCTGATTGCCCGTACTGAACTTGGACGTGCAACCGGCGCGCTGGATCAGGCGCGTGCGCTGTCAATTGGTTCGAATGGTTATATCTGGCGTACAGCCGAAGATGGTGATGTCAGGCATTCTCATCAGGAAATGGAAGGTAAATTTGTCGAATGGGGCAAACCTCCAACGCTTGACGGCATGACCGGTCATGCTGGCGAGCTCCCGAATTGTCGTTGTTATAAAGAAATCGTTTTTCCCACCTTCCATTCTTATCCCGCCTGAATCGCAGGTAACACATGAATTATTTTTTCAATACCCGGCTGGGGGAAACCCGCTATCAGCTGGCTGACGGCTCGTTGCTGTGCAAAGACGTGCCGATAGGACGAACAGGTAAGCAGCTCTATGGTGCTGATGACCTGCCAAAACTGAAACCCGATAAGTTCGGTGAAATAGTCGTCACGCGTTCTCCTGAGCAGGTATTCCATCCCGCCACGCTTGCCTCATTCGAAGGAATGAGTATCACGGTGTTGCATCCCGAGGATGAAAACGGGGATGTACGGCTGGTGAATCCAGAGAACTGGAAAGAGCTCGCGGTCGGGCATCTTCAGAATGTCCGGCGCGGGACGGGTGTGCAGTCTGATTTGATGCTGGCTGACCTTATCGTCAAAGACGAAAACGCCATTCAGCTGATCGAAGATGGCCTGCGCGAAGTGTCGTGTGGCTATGACGCGGAATATAAACAGGCTGAGCCGGGTAAGGCTCAGCAGGTCGATATTACCGGAAACCATGTGGCTCTTGTCCCTAAAGGCAGAGCCGGAAATCGTTGTGCAATTGGAGACAGAGACACAATGGCAAATCAAAAGAAAAGCTGGTGGACCCGCATGCGCACGGCCATCAAAACGGGTGACGCTGACACCATGAACGAACTGGTGGAATCGGCTCCCGCATCGGTTACAGGAGATGAGGGGGATTTGCCGCAGGGCGTTAATCTCAACATCAACCTGTCCCCGCAGCAACCGCTACCGGACAAAGCACCAGAGATGGGCGGAGGTCCAACCGGTGACAGTGATGATGACCTCAAAACATTACTGAAAGCCCTGCTGGCTAAGCTGGAAGGAAATGTGACGGGCGATAACGGCAATAAGCCTGACGATAATCCGGCCGGTGACGGCGAGGACGATGAAGAGGAAACCACGATTACTGGTGACTCAGCCTGGCGTGCCGAAGTTATCGTTCCGGGTATCGATCTGAGCCGTAAGATGAAACCGACCGCGTTCAAACGCGAGGTTCTGGCTTCTGCTGACAAAACGCTGGTTCGCCAGATAGTCGGTGATGCGGATATCCGCAAATTGCCGAAACAATCGGTCGACATGGCGTTTAATGCCGTGTCTGAGATTGCCAAAGGGCGAAACACCCGCGCCACCACCGGCGATGCACAGCGCCTAAACATGGGCATGACCAGTATCGCTTCCCTGAACAAACAAAACGCTGAATTCTGGGCAAACCGTAAAGGGTAAAAAATGAATAATGTATTTCTGTACCGGATGCCTGTTGGCATTGCCGGGGCTGTCTCTCGCCCGCAGGACTTAACCGTCGAACCGGTGGTCCTTAAATCCGATAACGCCTTCGCTGCCTATGGGCTGGCTGGTAAATACGATGATGACGGTTTTTTCGTGCCGCTGGCAGATGGTGATACCGCAGACAAGGTGAAGGGGATCTACGTGCGCCCTTATCCTACCACGTCGCAGCCGGACATGGTTCGCCAGGTGGGGAGTGGCAAGAACTTCCCGGGCGACGCCATGAAGCGTGGCTACGTGACCGTTAACCTCGGTTCTGATTTTGATGCCAGCACCATCAAAAAAGGCGACCCGGTATACGTTGTCGTCTCCACTGATGAATCCATCAAAGTGCCGCTGGGTGGATTCATGGCCACGTCAGTCAGTGGCAAAAACGTGGTGCTGACCAACGCTGAATTCACAGGTGCCGGTGATGCTGACGGCAATGCAGAAATTTCCTGGAAGATTTAAGGAACAGACGAATGATTACTTTTGATCAGGCAACCGTTGACAGCTCTGGTGCCTTTCTCATCGGGGAGCTGGAGCGACTCGACCAGACGCTGAACCTGCCACTGGTGGGGTACACCTGGACCCGCGATATCCAACTGCGTGAAGATGTCTCCATCGCAGATGACATTTCCAGCTGGACGAATACCAGCTTCGCCGCTGCGGGTACTGGTGCAAATCCGAATGGCAAAAACTGGGTAGGCAAAGACTCAACCGCTATTGCTGGCGTGAACGTGGATATCGGCAAATCTGGTAACCCGCTGAACCTGTGGGGGATGGAACTTGGCTGGACGGTCATAGAATTGCAGGCTGCTCAGCAGGTCGGCCGCCCGATTGATACGCAGAAGTATGACGGTATGCAACTGAAATGGCAGATGGATAACGATGAACAGGTATATGTTGGCGATTCCGCATTAAACCTGAAAGGCCTTGTTACCCTGGACGGCGTGCCTGTCAACAACGCTGCCAAAACGTGGGCAACCTCAACACCGGACGAAATCCGCGCAAGTATTAACCAGGTGCTGTCTGATGCGTGGGCCGCTTCTGGTTACTCTGTGGTTCCGCGTGATTTGCTGATCCCGCCTGAGCAGTTTGCTCTGTTGTCCAGCATCATCGTTTCATCTGCGGGTAACCAGTCCCTGTTGACGTACCTTCAGACCAACACCATCAGCTATCACCAGAACGGTGTTCCGCTGAATATCCGCGCGGTTAAATGGCTGAAAGGCCGTGGTGTGGGGAATAAGGATCGCATGATTGCGTACACCAACGATAAAAAATACGTCCGTTACCCGCTGGTTCCGCTTCAGAGCGTGCCGGTGCAGTATCGCGGTCTGTATCAGATCGTCACTTACTACGGCAAGCTGGGTGCAGTCGAGCCAGTGTATAAAGAAACTCTGTCCTATGTGGACGGTATCTGATAACCAGAATGGCCCCGAAAGGGGCCTGAAGGAAACTGAAATGGCGAAAGAAAAACTGGTTACCATCCATGTTCACACCCCGTTTACGCTGACGCTCGGCGATCAGTCAAAACAGGAGTTTGGCCGGGGACGACATAACGTACCGGAAGAGGTCGCGTCGCACTGGTTCACCCAGGCGCACTCTGAAATTTCCGAAAGCGTGATTAGCGACACCGATGATCTGCAACCCATTATCGACGGCCTGCAAGCGCAGATTGCCGACAAAGATAAGCTGATTGCCGATTTGAAAGATGCATTGCTCAAACTGCAGGAGCAGAACGATAGCCTGCAGGCGCAGATTACTGCCGCCCGGACTGGCGGTAATGGGGCTAAAGATGCCAAAGAATCAAAGTCTGCCAGCGGTAAGTGATTTTCGCCGCGACTTCCCGCAGTTTGCTGACCCGGCAAAATATCCCGACGCCCAAATCGGGTTCCGTCTGAATCTGGCCGATGAACTGCTGAGCGAAAATGTCACCGGCAAAAAGTTGTTTCCGTACTTTGCCGGGTTGTTCGTTGCGCATTACATGACGCTCTGGGCGGCAGACAGCCGGGCTATTCTGGCTGGTGGTCCGGGCGGTTCAACCAATGGTGTTCAGTCCTCAAAGTCCGTTGATAAGGTAAGCGTCAGCTATGACACCAGCGCGACGCTGAATCCTGATGCAGGTTTCTGGAATAACACCCGATATGGCGCTGAATTTTATCAGTTGATCACGATGTTCGGTGCAGGTGGTCGCCAGCTATGAGTTTCAAAAGCGGTGTAACAACGAGGGTGGATAACGCTAAGGCCATTCTGGATGCGCTCAGGTCGTTAACCAAAAAAGATGTGCTGGTCGGCATCCCTTCGGAAGACAGCGGGCGGGATGATGTTCCGTTTGGTAATGCGGGCATCGGTTACCTCAACGAATACGGCTCACCAGAGCAGAACATCCCGCCACGACCTCACCTGGTCCCCGGCGTTAAATCGGCAGAAGAGCAGACGGTGCCGCAGCTCAAAGCCGCGGCGCAGGCTGCTCTTGATGGTAATGCTGCGGGAGCAGAAAGCGCACTCAACCGTGCCGGAACACTGGCCGCTAATGGCGTCAGGCGTTACATGACCATTACCGGCTTTACGCCGCTTGCTGACAGTACTGTTGAAGCCCGGGCTCGTCGGGGGCGCAAGGGGGCAACACTGGAACTTGCCCGGCGTGCTGCTGGCGAATCCCCGGGAACCGAACTGGCGAAACCATTAATTGACACCGGGCAATATCGCAGAGCGATTACCCATGTTGTGAGGGATAAAAATGCCGACTCTTGATGTAACAGATGTGCTTTTTGACCCCGATTTTTGCGACTTCAATTTGTGGGTAACACGCCGTGTGCAAACGGTGGATGAGGACGGGATCGGCAGCGACAGCGAAGTTAAAAAGCAGTTTGCCGGAGTCGTAACTGTTGATCGCTCTCTGGAAAACCGTCGTATGCAGGCCGGGCAGGTAATCAGTGGTGCAATTCTGATTGTGACGACTGAGCGACTGACGCAGGGACAGACTGGCCGTGATGCCGATATCGTGACGTATCAGGGCCGTGATTATCGTGTGACTTTCGTCGACCCGTATACAGCGTATGGTGCCGGATTCGTTCAGGCGCATTGTGAGTTGCTGCCGTTTGATGGGGGAATTCCGGTTGAGCAATAACACCAGCACAGAGCGCGGATGGCTGATACCAACCAGTGGCGATCCGGATTATGACGAAGCGCTCGACAGGCTGTTAAGCCAGTGGATGCGTAACGTTTCCGGTCTGTCTGCCGGGATGGTTCGCCCGCGCTGGCAGAAAGAGCAGCCGCCACTGCTACCGGCTGAAACGAACTGGTGTGCGTTTGGGGTTATCGGATGGTCAGGTGATGACAGTCCGGCATTCACCAGACAGACCGATGATGGCTCTCAGCTCTGGCGGCATGAAACGATTGAGTGTATGGCTTCGTTTTATGGTCCGGCGGGGATGGTGTATGCGTCCCGGTTTCGTGACGGTATATCTGTACCGCAGAACAACGCAGCACTGAATGCGCTGGGGCTGTCTCTTGGCGATTACACAGGTCTGACTCCCTTCCCTGAACTTATTAATCAGCAATGGGTCCGCCGCTACGATATGACGGTGCGTCTGCGCCGAAAGGTTGTGCGCGAGTACGGTATTAAATCGCTGGTGGAAGCACCAGTCATCTTTTTCGGAGATTAAGCTATGGCACAGGGCTTGCCTGTATCAAACGTTGTTAATGTTGATGTGATCATGTCGCCGCGTGCAGCATCAGGGCGAAATTTTGGTGCATTACTCATTCTCGGCCCGTCCACAATCATTCCGGTAAGTGAGCGCATTCGTCGTTATTCTGCCGCGGAAGATATTGGAAAAGATTTTGGCGTGGAATCACCAGAATATAAGGCTGCGCAGGTGTTTTTCTCACAATCACCGAAACCTCAGGAGGTTTTTGTTGGTCGTTGGGTGAAAACGAAGGGAGACAGCGAACAGGCCACGCCTGAGACGCTGGAGCAGGCTGTGAATGCCATGCTCGATTATACTTCATGGTATGGGCTGGGGATTGCAGACGATGAAGATATTCCGGATGCAGACTGGCTGAAAGTGGCTGCGGCGATCGAATCCTCTTCTGTAAGCCGTATTCTGGCGATTACGACAAGCGATGAGAAATGCCTGCAGACTGCATCCAGCGATGATTTGGCATCAAAACTGAAAACCGCCGGATATTCACGCAGTTTTATTCAGTATTCATCGGGTAATAAATACGCTGCGTTATCTGCATTTGGCCGGGCATTCACGGTTAATTTCAATGGCAGTAATACCGCGATTACGCTCAAGTTTAAGCAGGAGCCGGGTGTCGGGTATGAAACACTGACAGTCAGCCAGGCATCGGCACTTGATGCAAAAAACTGCAATGTGTTCGTGTACTACCAGAATGATACAGCTATCCTCCAGCAGGGAGTGATGGCTAACGGCGATTTCTTTGATGAACGCCACGGCCTGGACTGGTTACAGAATTATGTGCAGACCAACCTCTATAACCTGCTTTATACCAGCACCACGAAAGTTCCCCAGACTGAAGCCGGTATTACCCGACTGTTATCAAATGTTGAAAAATCACTGGATCAGGCCGTTCAGAATGGACTGATTGCTCCGGGCGTATGGAACGGGGGCGACCTTGGTCAGTTGTCATCAGGTGACACACTGCCCAAAGGTTATTACGTATACGCCCAGCCGCTGGATGAACAGGCACAATCAGAACGTGAAGCCCGTAAGGCCCCGGTGATTCAGGCTGCAATAAAACTTGCAGGCGCGGTTCATTACGCTGACGTACTGATTAACGTTGTTCGCTAAGGGGAAGTGAATGTCTACCTATTCTTTTATGGATGTCACTGCGACGCTGACCGGGCCGACCGGTTCGATTGACCTCGGGTACGGTTCGGCAAGTTCTGAAGAGGGGATTGTGGTTGCGATGGGCGGTCCTAAAAACACCATGACCATCGGTGCTGATGGCGAAGTGATGCACAGTCTCCATGCAGATAAAAGCGGGACGATTACCGTTAACCTTCTGAAGACATCACCGACAAATAAAAAATTGTCGCTGGCGTATAACGCACAGAGCCAGTCTTCTGCCACATGGGGGAATAACGTTATCGTGATCCGCAACAAGGTCAGCGGCGACATCATCACGGCACGCAGTGTTGCGTTCCAGAAACAACCGGATAACGCCAACGCTAAAACCGGTAATACGATGCCGTGGGTGTTTGACTGCGGCAAGATTGACCAGGTTCTCGGGGAGTTTTAATACATGGAATTCGAAATCAAAGGCGTGAAATATCGCGTGGCAAAACTCAGCGTTTTTGACCAGCTGAAAGTGACCCGCAAACTTCTGCCGGTACTGGCGGGAATGATGTCAGATTTCGGGAGCATTCGCTCCCGTTTGCCTGCTGACGGCAAAATCGACACCGTGAAATTTGAGCAGTTAAAACCGGTGTTTGAAACCATGCTCCCGCGTATCGCTGAGGAACTGTCTTCCCTGACCGAAGATGACACCGATGCGATTATTCATCCCTGTCTTGCGGTGGTGTCGCGGCGTCATATGGACGGATGGGTGCCGGTATTTACCCGGGGCGAACTGATGTTTGATGATATTGACCTGCTGGTCATGCTTCATCTGGTGGCGCGGGTGGTCGCCGATTCGCTGGGAAATTTTTTGCCTACACCCCTTACCAGCACGACGCAGAGCCTGCAACAGGGCTGACGTTTAACAGCCTGCCGGACGGGCTGTCCTACCTTCTCAATCCGGTTGACGCCGGGTTAATTCCTTATACAGCACTTAAAGATGGCTCTGTCGATTTGTACGATATTGCTCTTTTGAATGACCATCTGGCGGTAAAAGCGGATAACCAGCGGCGCATTGAGAAATGGAGAGAGGATAATGAACGCTGAAACTATTAAAGATTTCCTCGTCTCGCTTGGCTTCAGTGTGGATGATGCAGGAGCGAAAAAGTTCGGTTCTGTCCTCGCCGGTACAACTGCAAATGTCATCAAAATGGGGCTGGCCGTTGAAGGAACTGCACTGTCCGTGGTGGCCTTCACGGCTAAGATCGCCTCCGGTCTGGATAATCTTTACTGGGCGTCACAGCGCACCGGCGCGACGGTCCATGGAATTCAGTCTATTGGCTATGCGGTTTCGCAGGTTGGCGGCAGTGCAGACGCTGCGCGCGGGTCACTGGAGAGCCTTGCCCGTTTTATCCGTAATAACCCCGGGGCTGAGGGATTTCTGAATCGTCTGGGGGTACAGACACGGGATGCCAGCGGTAACATGCGTGACATGGCCGCTATTTTTACAGGTGTAGGCCAGAAGCTCAGCGGTATGCCGTATTACCGGGCTAACCAGTATGCGCAGATGCTGGGCATTGACGAAAATACCCTTATGGCGATGCGTCGGGGTGTGGGTGGTTTCTCCGGGCAGTACAGCGCAATGGCGAAAGCTATCGGCTTCAATGCTGACGAGGCGGCCAGAAGCTCCAACAAATTTATGACCTCCCTGCGTGAGTTTAGCGCGATGGCAGGCATGGCCCGTGACAAAATCGGCTCTAATCTTGCGGGTGGGCTTGCGGGTTCGCTGGACACCCTGCGCCGCCATATCCTGGACAACTTCCCTCGTATCGAGCAGACCCTGACGAAAGCCATAAAAGGCATTCTGGCGCTCGGGGATATTATCGGGCGGCTGTTCTTCAGACTGATTGAAGGAACATCAGGCCTCATCACCTGGTGGCAATCGCTGGATAAGCAAACGCGGGAGTTGATCTCGCTGTTTGGCGCACTGACGATTGCGCTGCGCATTCTGAACAGTACGTTCTGGATGTCGCCGGTTGGCCTCATTACTGCGCTGGCGGCGGGGATTGCCCTTCTGTGGGAGGACTATCAGACCTGGAAGGAAGGCGGCGACAGCCTGATTGACTGGGGCAAGTGGAAACCGGAGGTCGATGCCGCGTTGAAGATGGTTCGTGACCTTAAAACAACCGTTAACGACCTGGCGAAAGCGCTGGCGAAACTACTCAATATTGACCCCAAATCATGGTCCCTGAAGTGGGATTTCAGCAACTTCATCGACCAGATGGGCGAATTCAGCAAAATGCTGAACATGATCGCCGACCTGCTCAACGCTATCAAAGATGGCCGCTGGGATGATGCCGTCAGCATCGGCAAACAGATACTTAATCAGGGCAGCGAAAATCCGTCAGCGATGCCGATGGTTACAGACAGCGCTAACAGTACTGCCGACTGGATTAAAGAGCACTGGGGATTCGAGCCCCGTAGCGTGGGCCGGACGGTACGCAGCTGGTTTGGTGATGATGAGCCGGAACAACATGCACAGGCTACGAAACGAGGAGAACGGAATAACAATCCGGGAAACCTTAATTTTGCTGGTCAGGCAGGGGCTTCTCTTGAACGCCCGGGCGGGCGATTTGCCAGATTTGAAACTGCCTTTGATGGATTACGGGCTCTTGCTCGTCAGTTAATGCTGTACGCCGGACGGGGAATAAACAGTGTGGAGAAAATTATCTCTACCTGGGCACCTGCGTCTGATAATAACAACACAACTGCGTATATCAGGGCTGTATCGCAACGACTGGGAGTGGATCCCCGGGCTGCCCTGAATATGAGCGATCCGCAAACCATGTCAGCATTGATGAGCAGTATTATCCAGCATGAAAATGGAAGAAATATCTATTCCCGAGAGCTGATTAATAAGGCTGCCGTGGCAGGAATTAGTGGCAAAGTGACAGAGGTTAACCAGCAAAATACCTACCACATTTACGGTGGCGGAGATCCGCACGCTGTCGGTAATGAGGTTGCACGTCGGCAACAGTCTGCAAATGCTCAGGTCATGCGAAGTAATCAGGTGAGGGTGGGTTAGTGGATATTCTCTCTACACTTTTTCATCAGCAGAGCAGAAAAATAGGAATGATTGTTCCCGGTGTTGTTATTTCAGAGAAGCATACAGATATGCTTGAAATAACCGAGCATCCGGTAGAGGTCGGGGCTGCTGTCGCTGATCATGCCTATAAAAAACCGTCAGAAGTGGTGATGGAGGTTGGTTTCGCCGGTGGCGGCACATTGCTGGATTTTGCCAGTAACCTGACGGCTACCAGCCTGCTCGGCCTGAGTCCTCAGCAGACGTATCAGGAGCTACTGGATCTGCAGGAAAGCCGTATCCCCTTCGATGTGGTAACCGGTAAACGACTGTACAGCAACATGTTGATCCGGGCGCTGGAAGTGACGACGGACAAGACAACCGAAAACGTCCTGTCCGCCGTCCTCACCCTGAGGGAGGTCCTTATCTCCCGGACACAGCAGATTACCGTCGCGGATAAAACCAACATGAAGGAAGGGGCCAGCACGTCGGCGGTACAGAATAGCGGCAACAAAACCACAAAGCCTCCAGATACTTCACTGCTGAAAAGCATCACGGGTAACGTGGCGTCATTACTGGGAGGCGGATAATGACAATTCAGGAAATTCCGCTGACAGCGGACAATCAGCAGTTCAGCATCGTCCTGGGTGGTGTCACCTGGCGGATTAGCATCATATGGCGCGATCTTTACTGGATTATGGACCTGCAGAACGACAGAGGGGAGCCGGTAATCTCCGGTATTCCTCTCGTCACTGGTGCTGACTTGCTGGCGCAGTACGCCTGTATGGGGCTTGGTTTTAAGCTGGTGGTGGTCTGCGATGACAACACACAGGATTATCCCACGAAAACTGACTTGGGCGGTTGCAGTCATTTACTGGTATCAACGGAGTAAGCATGTCACAGAACTGGATGAGACATTTCGAGCTGCAGCTTGTGGACGGGAACGGTCAGGGAATTGAGCTAAGTGATTTTAAAGTCACCTTTACGATCGACTGGTTCAACATCAGCAGCGCGTCCCGGGTAGGGACTATCAAAATTTATAACCTCTCGGCAGATACTGTGAACCGAATCACCGGGCAGGAGTTTTCGAAAGTGCGTCTGATTGCGGGTTACGACGGTATCGCGCCGGAGGTGTCGGCAAGCGACGTCGGGACAGTGCGGGAAGTTGACGCGGCGGACGTGGGCCAGAGTGATGGCCGCAACTACGGACTGATTTTCAGCGGTGAAATTCGCTACTCGGTCACAGGAAAAGACAGTCCGGTTGATACCTACGTCCTGATTCAGGCAGCCGATACAGATCTGGCTTTTGCCACCAGTATAACCTCACAGACGCTGGCTGCCGGTTACACGGTCGCTGATGTGAGCCGTGCGCTGATGAAAGACTTCGAAGCCAAAGGCGCGACCGAAGGCCTGACGCCTGAAATGCCTGCTACTGTATTCCCCCGGGGGCGGGTACTCTTTGGCATGACGCGGCATCTAATGGATAACGTAGCCGGGCAATGTGGCGCAACATGGCAATTCGTGGACGGCCAGCGCCAGATGGTGGCGAATAACGAATATGTTCATGAAGCGATTGTGCTCAACAGCGCTACCGGGCTTATTGGCATGCCGCAGCAGACTATCGGTAACGGCGTAAACGTCCGCGCGCTTATTAATCCGAACATCCGGGTTAACGGACTCATTCAGCTGGATCAGGTTTCAGTGTATCGTACCGCGTTGTCGAACAACGATATTGCGATGGCTGGTGGTCAGATCACCGACCAGAACACGGATGGAAATATCACGCTAAGCGGCACCACATCGCAGCCTGCCAGCATCGCAACGGATGGCGTTTATATTGTGCGCGGGATTATGTACACTGGCGACACAAGGGGCCAGGCGTGGTACATGGATATGATGTGCGAAGCGCGCGGTGCGCAGGATATGCCATCCAGCACTGCTTTGCAGAGAGGATTATAGAAATGAAACGATGGATATTTTCATTGCTGGCGTTAGTGTCTGTTGGTGTAAGTGCAAACACCATAACGATGCAATGCGGCAACTTTCGTATGGATGCGATCCCTGACTCATTATTTAAAATCAATGGCGAAACAGTAACGTCCCAAAAAGTAAAAATGTTGGGTAAAGACGGTACAGGCATGCAGATCAAAATGGAGCTGATGCCTGCCAAAGATGGCAACAATTATGGGTTCGAGTATATCCATCGACCGGGCACTAAAACGCGTTTCCTGAACGTCCAGTTGTTGCAGAACAGCATGGATGCTCCGAAAATTATTGGCTCTTTCCCGTGTAAGAAAGTTGTTGGTTGATTAAGAAATGAGCAAGCGTTCGCCAATAGATACAACAGAAGAACAAAAGGCAATTGAGACTATAGGCGCTGATTTTATTTCGTCATATTATAAAGATAGATATGAGGAAGCAAAATCAACATATCGTCGTCTTGAGGACAAAGTTAACTACCTTCTTGCTATTTTAGCTGTAGAAACCTCTGCTCTACTGGCTGTATTTGGGACTGTTGATTTCAAAAGTGGGCTAAAGAGTAATTGGTTTTTAACATTATCTATACTTTGTGCATATCTGTGCTTTGTTTGTATTGTTATGTGCTTTTTTTTCCTATGGCGTACTTGGGGACTGAAAGATATACCAAAAATGCCTATTCATAAGCGAAAAGAAGAGCATGATTTTTTACTTTACGGTGATAAAATTAAAACGCTTAGATACCATATGTTTCAGTATGGTAAAGCTGTTGAATTGATCGAAAGTCTTCATAAAGAAAAGGCAGTTTATGCTCGTTATCTTTTTGAAGGAATTGCGTTATCTTTCGGTTTTTTCATATTATCGGTTACTTTTCTTTTGATAAATAAGGCATAGTTGATGACAACATCAAATAATGACAACTCACAGCAAAGTAAGCCAACGCAAGCAGAGCAATCCATGGCTGATTATGAAAGCAGTATAATGCTTGAAGTACCTTTTGATGGATTGGATTACATGACAGAAAGCGTTAAAGAACCTGAGTTGGACAATTTTAAACAGAAAAAATAAACTTAGAGTTGTTCCTGTAGACCCGCCACTTGGCGGGTTTTTTGTTTTCAGGAGTTTATCAAATGGCCATATCAGACCAGACTCGTAGCGGTGACCTTGCCGAAACATTCAAGTCCGAGCGGGAAACAACAAAGAACCAGATCCGCGTCGCCTTGCCTGGCATTATTCAGTCATTCGATCCTGACGCGGTGACGGCGGTTGTGCAGCCAGCTATCCGTTCGGTTGAAAAGGATAACTACGGTAACCGCATTACCAAAAATTACCCATTGCTGGTGGATGTGCCAGTGGTATTCCCGCGCGGCGGAGGCTGTACGTTGACTTTTCCGGTAAAAGCTGGGGATGAGTGTCTTGTCGTTTTTGCCGATCGTTGTATTGATTTCTGGTGGCAGAACGGCGGGATACAGGAGCCTGTTGATGACAGAATGCATGATTTATCGGATGCGTTTTGTATTGTCGGTCCCCAGTCGCAGGCTAGGAAGATTAGCGGTATTAATACCAGTGCCACACAGTTGCGTAGTGACGATGGCAGCACCTATTTTGAGCTTAATCCTGATACCGGGAAAATTAAAATTGTCGCTCCGGGTGGTCTTGATGTGGTTGCCCCTCTGGCTGATTTTTCTGAGAAAGTAACCATTCATGGCCTGTTAACCTGGTTGGGGGGCATGGTGGGGTCTGTGGTTTCTGGTGTGGCTTCAAAAATCACTGGTGCTGTTGAGTTTTTGGGGAGCGTGAAGGCTAACGGCAAGCCAATCGATGATACGCACACTCATGGTGGTGTTCAGCGCGGTGGAAGCAATACCGATGGGGTAAACTGATGCGATACAGACGTGAAGACGCCGATGGCGATTACACCTTTGGCAGCGGTGATGACACCTGGCTGATTAACTCGCCTGAGGCCGTAGCACAGGCTGTGAAAACGCGATTCGAATTGTGGTATGGGCAATGGTTTCTCGACACCACCGAAGGGACTCCGTGGATCCAGTCCGTGCTCGGTAAGCAGAAGCCGGAAACCTACAACCTGGCGATCCGTAAGCGCATCCTCGAAACGCGGGGCGTTAAATCAATCCTCTCTTTCAATACGACGGTGGATACCACGACCCGACGTGTCATGTTTTCCGCTGAAATCGACACTCTCTATGGAATAACGACTGTTACATCGGAGGCGTAATGGCTCTGAACCTTGATTCTCTCGGTTTATCTGCAAAGGTAACCGCGGAGGGGATCAGTGCGCCTGATTATCAGACGATACTCAGCACCCTGATTAGCTATTTTCAGCAGATTTATGGTAGTGATGCCTACCTCGAACCGGACAGTAAAGACGGTCAGATGGTGGCTCTGATAGCGCTGGCGATTCATGATGCCAATAATATGGCGATAACTGTCTACAACTGTTTTTCACCAGCAACCGGCTATGGGGCCGCACTGACCAGTAACGTGAAAATAAATGGTATTTCACGTAAAGGCGCGACGAATTCTACGGTTGATTTGCTTCTTACAGGAACTGCCGGAACAACCATCATTAATGGCAGCGTGAAAGACAGTAATAATGTGATATGGCGTTTGCCTGCTTCAGTGGTGGTCGGCGTGGATGGTACAGTGATGGTGACCGCAACATGTTCCGTCAGTGGTGCAGTGGCGGCGCTGGCTGGAACTATCACTGAAATTAATACGCCAACCCGTGGCTGGGTTTCGGTAACTAATCCTGCTGCGGCTACTGTGGGCACTCCGGCAGAAACTGACGCGGAGTTACGTATCCGCCAGTCGCAAAGTGTTGCGTTGCCATCAATAACCCCATTTGAAGCACTGGATGGTGCTGTTTCTAATGTTACCGGTGTAACCCGCCACAAACTCTATGAAAACGATACTGGTTCGGAGGACGGTAACGGGTTACCGCCACACTCTGTTGCTGTAATTGTGGATGGCGGTGATGTGACGGATATTGCTCAGGCTATCAGAGGGAATAAAGGCCAGGGGACAGCCACTCACGGTACAACATCCGTTACGGTTCCGGATAAATACGGCAATCCCCATGTAATCAAATTCTCGCGTTCCAGTGATGTGCCTGTTTATGCCCGGATTAAATTAAAAGTTTTTACGGGTTATACCTCACAGATAGGGCAGCAGATCCAGCAGGCTATTTCCGACTATATCAATAGTCTGACGATTGGTGATTCAGTCCTTTTAAGTCGCATTTACTCACCGGCGAATCTTGGCGTGGCGAGTGGCGGGAATGCACGCTATTACGATATTCAGGAACTGACGATTGGGAAATCCCCGGGGGCTTTGTCGTCATCAAACATTGATATCAGATATAACGAATCTGCGTCCTGTACCCCGGAAAATATCGTTATAACGGTGGAGTCATGAGCAAATACACCGAACTAATCACAAACTATCACGCCACCAAACCTAAATTTCTTGCACATGTTGATCTGATGACCCGGCCGCTTATTGATGTTGCGGCTGCCACCAGAGGGCTGATTACTGCATTTGATATTGACTCTGCGGTTGGTGTGCAACTTGACATTCTGGGATTGTGGATCGGACGTAGCCGTGTTGTCAGCCAGCCTATCTCAGGTGTCTATTTCAGCTGGGATACCGACGGGCTTGGATATGATCAGGGTGTATGGCAGGGACCATACGATCCTGATTCCGGATACATGTACCTCAGCGATGAAACTTATCGTGCCATCCTTAAAGCGAAGATTGCGATTAATAACTGGGACGGACGGAATGATTCGCTTCCAGCAATTCTTGACGCGGCGACAGCAGGATCCGGGCTGCGAATGCAGATTGTCGATAACCAGGACATGACGATATCGGTCTGGGTCTTTCCTGATACTGATATTTCAGATGTATCGCGTGAGTTAATTGCTGCAATTAAACAGGGATATCTCACAGTAAAAGCCGCCGGGGTGTGGGCGGGTGGCATTGAAACACCTTCGGTGGAAACTCCATCGGAAGGCTCAAAATTTTTTGGTTTTGATATGGATAACGAATTTATCAGTGGTTTTGATGTAGGGGCATGGGGAGTATTACTCTGATGGCGAAAAATGACTTTAAAGCGTTTGCAACTGATCGGAATGCCAATGTTATGTCGCAGGAGGAATGGGAAGCATTACCTGCGCTTTTATCCGGATTTACAGCAGGGAAAGCATCCAGTGCGCAAGTCAATAAGGTTATTCGGCAGGCCAGCTTTATTGCATCTGCAATGGCACAATATACAGCAAATGAAAGTGGACTGGATGTACAGGACGATGGCGATCAGGCCGGATTTATCGCAAAAATGTCGTCTGCATTAGATAAGAACTATCAGAGAATTAATGCCATACTTACCGCACTTGCTAATCTTTCAGCATCCGAAAACAAATTACCGTATTTTACCAATCAAGATACCGCTAATTTGGCTGACCTGACACAGGTTGGGCGAGATATTTTGGCAAAAAGCTCTGTTGCTGATGTCCTTAAATATCTTGGTTTGGAAAATAATTCGACCTTTCCTGTAGGTGCCCCGATCCCGTGGCCATCAGATACAGTTCCATCTGGTTATGCTCTGATGCAGGGACAGACTTTTGACAAGTCTGCATACCCGAAACTTGCAGCCGCTTATCCGTCAGGCGTGATCCCTGATATGCGTGGCTGGACAATCAAAGGTAAGCCTGCAAGTGGACGTGATGTTCTTAGCCAGGAACAGGACGGCATTAAATCGCACACCCACAGCGCCAGTGCTTCCAATACAGATTTAGGGACAAAAAACACATCATCGTTTGATTATGGAACTAAATCTACGAATAACACTGGTGCGCATACCCATAGCGTTAGCGGAACAGCAGCTTCAGCAGGTGCACATACGCATCCGATATCTCAGGGGGATAATGCTAACGTTAGCTCCGGTAGAGTAGCTTCGTCGAACTCTGCTCAAACTCACTTAGGTGCAACGAATTCTGCTGGCGCGCATACCCACTCAGTATCAGGTACTGCAGCAAGTGCTGGGGCGCATACACATACTGTCGCTATTGGTGCACATACGCACTCTGTTGCGATTGGTTCACATGGACACACCATCACCGTTAACGCTGCTGGTAACGCGGAAAACACCGTCAAAAACATCGCATTTAACTATATTGTGAGG